CTCAAAAATCAAAAAATCGCTGACCGCAAGGAGGCAGAAAAACTCGCAAAGGAGGCAGAAAAACGCCACGCTGAAAAACTCAAACAAAAAGAACTCGAACGGCAAAAGTTCCTCTCAAAGAAACAGTAAATCTTTGAGACGAACTACTACTATGGGGCAGGGTAAGACCCCTTTTTTTTTATCAAAAGAAAAGATTACCTACACTTGATTTTACCCCTCAACTTATCCAACATATCCCTCATATTCCTCGCACTACCCTTCGCAGTCTTCAACTCCTTTTGAAGACGAGTTGCCTGTATCTTCTCCGCATCATCGTCCAACTGCTGTCTTCCCGAAATCTCTCGGTCATACATATCCGCATCCTCATCCGCCTCGTCCTGCTCCTGCTCGTCGCTCACATAATCAGCATCGGGCAAAAACGCAACACGCTTCGCACTTCCAAAAGTTCCATACGGCATCTCCTCACCCTCCTCCCTCTCTATACCCGCACCATACGGATTAGTCGGCATTCCCTGTAATGCCTTCATCATTCCAGACCAGTTTCCTCTATCCTGAAAACCGTGATGTAATTCCAAATCCATATACTCATCGTCCATTCCCGCCATATCTGCCGATACACCTCCATACGCTCCATCACCAACACGAGGGGGTTTCGGTGCTCCCATCGTCGGGTCATACGGTATATTCGCAACACCCGCTCGAACTGCCCTCTCCTCCGCACGACGAAACTTTCTCTGTGCTGTGTTGAGAGCGTCCATAAGGTCTCTATTTCTCGGTCGTGCCTGTAATGCTGCCTCTGCCGCCGCTACTGCTAATCGGTTTCCTTCCAACTCACGAATTAAGTTTGTATCCGCCCTATTTAATGCCTGTTGTCTTTGGTCGGCGGGGTCTGGTTGCTGGGGTGCTACTGGTGCTTGTTGTGCTGGTGCTCCTACTGCTGGAAATTGCTGTTGATATGCCGCCAAATCTGCTTGATATTGTGCCAAATCCCTATTATAGTCGCGAAGTCTCGCAAGTTCTCGCCGATAAAACTGACGCCTGTCTGCTTGATTATTAACTCCCGCTTGTGGGTTCGCGTTTAACCACGCGTTCAACTGTGGTGCGTTCGCTGCCACTAATAAGGGGAGAGGCATAACAAATTGAGGCATCACGGGTGGTTGTGGTGGCGGTGGTGCTTGTGGTGCTGGTTGAACAACGGGTGGTATTGGTTGTCCTGCTGGTAGTTGTTGTCTTGGAACATTCTGTCCAACAATAGGGGGAATTGGTAATGCTGGTTGTCCTTGCTGTCCTGCTGGTTGAGGGGGTTGAGGAATATTTATCGGGGGTGAAAATGAAACTGGTCGCAAGTCATTATTACTGATATTATCATAACTCTCCAATACCGCACGAAACTCTGGAATAGGTGTCCCCGCCGCGTGAGCGTTTAATATCTGCTCCAAACTCGGTTTTACACTATCAAACTTCATCTGTATCGCCTGTTCTTCTCTCGAACTCAACTTACCACTCGTGCCATACAACCGCACATACGCCGTCGCACGATTATACGCCGAGAGATATTCACTTATACCCTGCGTCAATTTACCCGCCTCCGCTGGTATCGCCATCGCTGAAACCGCCTGTGATAATGACGATGCCATCTTATCCAAAAACCCCGCCAACTCAAACGCAGTCTTACGGTCGAGTTCATCAGGTCTCAAAAACTCCTCCTTGTTCTGCTGAACAAAAGGAAAGTTCAGTAAAAATGCCTTCTGTGATGCCCGTGCGTCCTCCCCCAACGCCTCCGCAACCTGTCTGCTACGCATCGCTCTATCTGTATCCGTGCCTCTGTGCCGATTTGCCATTTTCACTCAATCGTTTATATTCGTAATTCTCCTTTTGTTTTTATTATTAATTTCATATTCATTTCTTATAAAGTCCGTTTGCCTTTATGTATTTCACCGCCTCCGCCAATTTCATACCTTTCTCCTTCATAGTCTTACTCACAAACGCATTATACGCAGACTTTCCGCCGTGTTGCCCCCTTCCACTATACTCACTCTTCATTTTCATCATCGCACTACCACCAAAAACAGCGTGTAAATTATTCGTCTGGGTTAATGGATGTGCCCCTCCCGACATCGCCCCTCCCTGACTAACACCCTTCGTCACTCCGTTCAAAATAAGGTTATTTATCTTCTTTGCCGACCGTCCTGTGGTATTCTCCATCTGTGTTCCATCCCATATATTCTGTGATGCCACCTCATCCACCGCACCCGCCTTCTTCTGTGCCTTCTGTGAATAACCACGCTCCGCAACTATCGCTCCCATCGAATTATCCCCACTCACCAGCAGTCCCTCACGCTCTTTCATATTCGTCTTTCGAGAGATTTTACGACCCCCCTTCTTACCATATCCCATATCTCTCATCATCTTATCACTTTCTTCCTTTGACATATTACCGTAGGGGTTGCCTTGCTCAATAACAGCAGGTCTAATGCCAACAACAGGTTTAATTGCGTCCTCTACAGGTTTAGGTGCGTCCCCCATCTCCCCCAAGTATTTCGCCCAATCATCTTTAGTCATACCGTCCCACCAATTCCTCCCCCCCTTCTTACCACCGTGCCCAACAACGACAACATCATCCTCATCTCGCATCGCAGGAGTGGGAGGTCGAGGAGGAGGAGGAGCAACAGGGACATCAGGAGTATCAAAATACGCTTTCAACAGAAGCAACGCTGTCGCCCCAACCGCATATGTCGTAGGTAAAAACGGCACAAATAGTTTGGCGTTGTCCTTCGCAAATCTCAATAGAACTTGAAATGCTTGATGGTTATACCCCGCCTTCAAAGTTCTCGCCGCCGTCATCACCGCCGAAGGGGCAACAACCACACCACTCACAATCGCATTCGCAAACGCCGTCGCCGCAGGTATGAGAATATTGTCTAACCCCCTTCGACCCAGAGCAAGAATGTCTTGATAAGTTATTCCGCCCTCCAGTTCGCCCATTTTTGTCGGGGCGGACGAGACCCCCCTACTGTTTTTTGGCACGATTTTCCTCTTCCTTCCACCTATACCTGACCCTACTGGATTACTCGTCGGCATATCCCCATACGAAGTCGAACCAGTCGCCGAGTTCAACTGCTCCACCTCCAACTTCGGCGAAAAACCGAGAGAATTAGCGGCAATCGGTTTCGCATCCGCAAACACACCCTCACCACACCCCTTCATTCCACCAATTCCCATTCCCATCGACATATTACCCCCCTTCGAACCACGCTTCGCACGAATTGACGCCATATATGCCTTTGCTTCGGGCGAACCCTTCACCAAACGACCACCAGACACTCCCGCCCGACCACCAGACATTCCCGACGGAGCACCATACATCCCACCCGACATTCCCGATGGAGCACCATACATTCCACCAGACATTCCAGACGGAGCACCATACATTCCACCCGATACTCCATTTTGACCATAACCCAACAACTCCAACACACCACCCGCCGCCTCACCATACGGGTTTCCACTATCAATCAACGCCTCCTTCAAAGGAGTTCCAACCACATCCAGAACTGGTTTTATGTAATCTTCCCACACACCCTTTACGGTATCATACGCCTCACTAATCGCCTCCGTAAAATCATCCCAGTTATTATACCACGCTCCACCATAAAAACCAGCACCACTCTTACTCAATAGGTCTTGAACAAACTCCAACTCTTCTTTCGTAAAATCACGCCCACCTGACGCTAACAGTTCAGGGTCTTTCGTCATCCTACCCACCTTCTTACTGTCTTTCATACGGTTTCGCCCACTCTTAAAATCATCGAAGTTCTCATACCACGCCGCCTCCACCTGTGGTTTTCCACTACCATCACTATTACCAACTTGGACTTTCGTTTCCAAAGGAAACTTCGGGGCAGCAGACCCCCTAACAGACAACGCCTTATCTACCACACCAGCATACGGCACTTCTCGATAAGGCATCGTCACTCCAACATCAGTCGCCGACGCACCACCATACCCAGCACCACCATACCCAGCACCACCATACCCCGCCCCTCCGTGAGTGATTGTGAGTTTTCCTCGCCCACTCAAAACCGTATCCCGCCCCTGAATGGCATCATTCGCCATTCCAAGAGGGGTGTATCGAAATGCCTGACCGATGTCATCGAGAAAACTACCCCCAAACGCCGCCGCACTACCTTCCATACGATACTCCTTTTCCGCTTGTGAAAGTGCTCGGGGATGGTTCGCAGCACCCCTCATTACATCGTTGTATTGAGTATCAATTCCGCTGTCGCTTCCAAAACCCCTTCCTACAAAATTGGCGGGAGCGTGTCTCGCCGCCCGTTCCATTATCGCATCATTAATCGAAGCAATCCGTCGGTTATATGCCGTATCCATTTTCAGTTATAAATTAGTATAAGAATTGTTTTTATGTCTTATACTGATTTTATCGCTATTATGTAATTATCTCATAATTCAGCATCGGGAAGCAAGTTTCATACGACCGCCGATGCCATCATTACCTTTACCGAGTGCTCCTTTCGCGGCACTCACGGCGTCCAGAATTGCCTCCTGTGCTTTCGGGGCAACATCAGCAACACCAGTGACGGCGGAACTTTCGACACCACCCACCAGACGCAAATGACGCTCACTCACGGGTTTCATTTCACTCGCGGCGAGGACATCACTCTTCGTGAGAATACCCGTGTAAGTGGAACTGACACCCTGCGATGTAATAAACAAACCAGAATTAACACACATCAATACCAGTTCGACGGGTTGGTCTTCAAGAGTGTAATTCTGTAGTGTAACGTTGAACTGTAAATTGAAACTACCCAGCGACCCTGCCGCGTAGAACTCCTCTACAATAGGGATATCCTGTCCAAAACGCAAAGCAAGAATAGACCCTGAAGTAAGGACTTGCTGAAGACGAGTGTTATAACCAGCACCAACAGGGGGGATATATTTATTAGCATACCCTCGAAACTCCTGCCAAGTCTGGTTCGTGGATTTAGCGGACATACGATACAAAGTATCCTGTGTGGCGTTCGCCAAAAGACCAGACTGGTTATTCCAGTTGATAGAAATCTTCGTAATGGGTAAGAAGCAATCACTATCACGGTTCGTCTGCTGGGACATCGGTTTTCTCGCACAAATCACCAACATATCGGGGACTTGATTTAACTGGATGTTATTGCTGGGAAACTCGAGTGTAGTAGGAACTAACTCATTCGTAGCATTCACAGCGGCGGCGGCAATAGTATTATTGAATGTAGTTAAATAACGAGGAAAATCAACATAATCGACTACATTTTTCGAGGGGAGGATTTGAGAAGGGTGAGGGGTAAGCATCTGGAAAATCAACCGAGAACCACTAACCGCAGCAATCGAAACGCTGTATCCTTGAATTGCCGCCTCTGTCGCACCGCAACGCCACAAACGCTTCGCATCTGCCGCTATGTTGAAAATGAAGTTCAAGTTGCTCACACCGTAAATCGCCATCTGGTTCGCCGAGAGATTGGCGAAGTGAAAGGGAGACAAAAACAAGGGTTCAAATGAAGTGAAACGAAGACGCACAACACGAAGAGTTCCATCACCGACCGTCTGTTGATTTCTTGCGGCAGTAGCAGGGGTAGTCTCTTGAAGAAAGTCGATACTGTAAGTGCCACGAGACACAAGAGAATTATCGGCAGTCTGTGTAAAAGAACCGTTGCTGTTGTTATTCGAACCAATCTGGTCGGTATAATTGCGGTAAGTATCAGGAGCAAGAGGAGCAATACCGTTCCAACGAGCAAGAGCACGGTCATCACCATACATACGAAGCAACTGGGGCAACACATCACGAATATTCACCGAAACGCTGTTGTTATTCACCTGAACCTGAAGGGTAGTGGCGGACATATGAAGGGGCAGGGGAGCAAGAGCATCACGGTTGCCTAAATCAACCAAAAACTCACCAGCGGCGGGAGTGCCTCTAATTTCAAGTTCATAAGTAGATTGCCAAACGATATTGCGGTCGAGAAGGGTCACCTCACTCGGCGTCTGGATTGAATAAGTTTGCGAAGAAGCACTCGCCGAAGTAGCAGGATAAATCTGGGTCGTAACATTCTGCCCTGATTTAACAACGCCAAAAGGGAGACTGTCGGTCACCCTCATACGAGCGTCCTCCACGAGCACTTTGCGAAAATCTGCTGAACTCATTTGTAATCGATTTTATGAATAATAGTATAACTTTGTTTTTATATATAATTTCAGTTGTAATATTATTCGCCGAGAGATTTTGGTTTAATCAACTGTCGCATTATAGAAGTCCTTTCGGCGAAACAGGATTTTAATGGACGCCGCACAACCCGCCGCCAAATTGAACCGATGTAATCCGCTGAACTTGTCCTTCCAAAACACCGAAACCTCCACCGCATTCACAGGGGTAGTGCCACGCAAATCCAACATACGATACTCCGCCGTCGGCACATATGTAATCCTCGTCTGCGAACTCGTGCCTGTCGCACCTTGTAATTCAAAATCAGTCAAAACTGGTGCTGTCACGTTGTTATTACCCGATGAACGCAAATTACTACTGGTCACGCCGTCGTAAAAATTGAAAATCGCTGGTTTTGATAATAGGGTATTTTGAACTGGCAGGAGCGATGTCGAAAATACAAGTGCCGATATGGGCGAAAATAAAATAGTCGTTGAATGCTCCTGCGGGACTATAATTTGCGGGATTGGCGTCACCGATGATGCCCCCTGAATTAGGGGGTATGATGGTCTGCTTCCTCCAGTTGTGTTTTGAAACTGGTTGTTATATACAACAATCATATCCTCTGTTCCTGTCGTTAAATTAAACTGGGTATTGCCTTGAAACACCGTAGGAAACGAGTTCAACAGATTTGATAAGGGGGTATTCATATACAACTTAATCACTCGTCCTGTAAAACCAGCGGTATTTGCGAGGTTCTGGTCGTAAGTGTCGTAGGAGTAAGGGGGTGCTGACCCTGCTAATAATGGCGGGGCAAGGGGAAAACTCAACGAAAATAACTCGCCTCGAGGGTCATAGGTCATCTGCGGACAATAGTTCTGTGCGATGTTCGACGGTGTGAGTGCCCTTGTGCCTAACGCATCCTGTCCAATACCAGTTAAATAGGTGTTGAAATTATCAAACGCCGCCTTCAACGCATTATTCGCATATTGAAGTATCAGCGAAAACTCATTTACATAGTAATACTCCGTAGTTAAATCCTGAAATGTCAAAGCACCAGACGGAGGGGGGATTGTAAGGTCATCTGGTATATAAATCCAGTTCTCTTGTGCTGGAAGATAATATGTCGGCGACCCCACCGCTGAATAGTCCGTCACACTCATACCCCAAGCATAAATCAGTTTATTCGGGTTCGCCTGTCCTAACAACACTTGCGGAATGAAAATCGG